GCCAGTGTCACCAGTATCGCCTTTAGCACCTTGAGGACCAGCTACAGTAGAATCAGCTCCAGTATCTCCAGTTAAACCTTGGATACCTTGGATACCTTGTATACCTTGATCACCTGTAAGTCCTGTATCACCAGTATCACCTTTAGCGCCTTGAGGGCCAGCTACAGTGCTATCAGCTCCAGTATCTCCAGTTAAACCTTGGATACCCTGTATACCTTGATCACCTGTAAGTCCTGTATCACCAGTATCACCTTTGTCACCCTGAGGACCAGTGGGTCCGGCTACAGTACTGTCTGCGCCAGTATCACCCTGAATACCTTGAATTCCTTGACCACCTGTAAGTCCGGTATCACCGGTCTCACCTTGAATACCTTGAAGTCCCTGAGGACCAGCTACAGTACTATCCGCACCAGTGTCACCCGTGTCCCCTTTAGGTCCGGTATCACCAGTAATACCTTGGATTCCCTGAATACCCTGATCACCAGTAGTACCTTGAGGGCCTACTACTGTACTTATTTCAAAAAACTCACCAGCGAATAAGTCGCCAGTTTGTGGGGCAGTATTAAAAACTACAGTACTACCCGTGACAGTGAAGTTAGTATTCTCATACTGAGAGACTCCACCGACTATAATATCTATGTCTCGAACTGCTGGGAGACTTACTGGAGTGCCACCGACTGCCAATGTGAAGCTAGTCTGTACGCCATCGAAGGCCGTATTAATGTTGTCAAATTGGGCCATTTAGGGCCTCCATTTTATTGTTTTGGATTAATAGAAAACCGCCTCCCCCGAAGGGGAGGTCTTACGTTCATTGAAGATGTTACCTATGGAGTGTCGTTCACTAAATCTGACGAAGTTAGGTTATAACCAGTTAGGTTAGCAGACCCATTTAAGTCGGTAATAGTCGTTACTGAATTGTCAATCTCATAGTAGTGTGTAGGTACAGTTGTAAGATCGTTTAGATCTTGGGTTGCACCTGAGTTATATATAGCCGCTAAGTTAGCCGACTGATCCGTGTTCCATATAGCTACTTGGTTTATAGTCGCGGCCGAGTAGTTATTATGGACGTTACTAGCACGGCCAATACGATATATGTTATCACTAGGGTTAGCACCGCTAAGCGCGCCATCATAACCACTACCTGTAGCACTAGCATAAGGTGACAGGGCTACACCATCAATATAGATGGTAAATCTACTGTAGTAGTCACTAGCGAACAAAGGGTCACTTCCTGTAGTTCCACCGTCAAAAGTAACCATTACATGTTGCCATGTGTTGGTAAACGAAAGTGCATTACCAGCAACAAGTAGTATGCTGTTATACACAGTACCGTAGGTAAAGACTATGCTTGTGGTGTTTTGCTTTATAGTAATAGCTCCACCGTTGTAATCATCCCCTGCACCGTAAACCAATAAGGTCTGATTACCTGTGTGTGAGGTATCTGGTTTAACCCACATTGATATTGTCCAAGCACTACCGTCACCATTTGTTGCTCGTTCTAGAGCAGTCATGTTCTGAGGGTTTCCTTGAAGCCAAGTGGTTGAACCATCGAGAGTTAGCGACTTAGTGTTTGTATAAGCTACCTCGGTAACAGCTATCGTTACATTGAATGAGGTTATACCACCAATCGCATTACCAGCCTTACAAGATATAACATATGAATCACTTGATCCTGTAAATGCTGGGGCTGTCCCTATAAGCTGACCTGTAGTCTGGTTAAGTACTGACCAGCTTGGAGCATCTTCTTCTCCGAACATATTAACAATATCAGAACCAGCGTCTAGCGCGATCTGTAGGTTAAATGCCGTACCTTCTTCAACAGTGAAGGTTTGATCAGATACGTCGGGAGCGAACGTTACAACAGGCTGGGAGCCTGAATTTAGCGTCTGCTTAGATACGACAGGTATAGAGTAATAAGCTCTGTTAGCTCTAACACCGAAGTATAAATGCACCGAACTGCCTACCGCAGGGTCAGCCTTAGCGGTTGCTATCTTCTCATTATTATCTTCACTAAAGACAGTTAACTTACCATCATCGTTGAATCTCAATGAGAACATTCCTTGAATTGTACTAGCACCACCTTTTCTATAGCCTACGACACCTGCACCATTATCGAAATAGTATGTAGCATTGGTATTTACATCCCAATCTGAAGTACCACCAAATTCAAAACTTAGAGCCTCATTGGTTTCATACTTAAATTCATTATCTAATTGCTCTTCAGCAGTAGAAATACCTGTAGACGCGTTTGTATAGTTAGTTCCAAAGAAGTCGCCCTGACCTACTTCGTCTAACATAAACATAAGTTTCTCACCCTTCTCGATAGACAGTGCGCTCTTAAGTACCGTATGGTCTAAGATACCGTTAATAATACCGGCTTCTGTATTAGCAAAGTCGTGTACTATTTCCCAGATAAAGTCTAGGGAGTCTATGATCACGTTAGGGAATACACTGTTATTAAAACCACCGAACTGCATGTTAAAAGATGTGACGGCTAATGGGATAGTTGTTCTAGCTACTACTACCTCGGCACCACCTGATAAATCTAACAGTGTTAAGTGCCCATCAGATCCGAAACGTATAGACATAGGTGCGGCGTTGGTCGCTGTATAGCCACCAGTGTGATAGGTTGAAACATCTACGTTAGTAGAGTCTGTGAACTTACCAGAGCCGTTAGCAAAGCTAAACACTGTGTTCCAGTTAAGCGCATCAGTTTGGGGTGAAGTCCCAGTATAAGAGGTAGCTACTTCAGCACCATCCCAGATACCAAGTCTAAGCTGGTTACCCGTGTTCATGTTGAACTTGAACTCTTGACCTTGTGCTAATTCTTGTCCGAAGTAGTAGGGACCTTGAAGGTTAACCGCACTAGTCATAGAAGTTACGTTTACTGGCTGGTTAGCATTAGTTCCATAAGAGATATACCAAGCATCATTAGTAGCACTTAAAGTAGATCCATTAATCATGTTAGAGACATCAACCGTAATCGGGTTAATACCGTCGTTCATGGTAAGGATTAAATCAGTACCGACTATTTCACCACTAGATACGTGCCGGTTAGTATCGACACCTAGGCTAGTAATATCTACACTGAACGATGATAGGTCTTCTAGTATAATAGTAAGGTTGTTACTTGATAGAAGAACATTAAGAACCGGATTACCTTGGTTTGCGAAGCTGAGTGTATTAGTGAATAAGCTGTTAAGCTCGGATACTGCACTATTAAGAATAGCGTTAACAAACGAACCGTTAATACTAGTAGCGTTTACAGGTAAAGATTCTATGATTACCTTCTGTCCGCCTTTGATCTTAATCTGTATCTCAGTACCTACAGCGACAGCCTGTAGCGTGTTAATTGCATGAGGTATCAATAACTGTTCGTCAATCGGTAGCGTCAGATCTTTAAGTAGTATAGAGGTTCCCGTTGAATCAACACTAAAATCCATAGCCTTGTACTTGAGGTGAGGGGATATAAGCTCTAGGTCTTTGTCTTGGAATATACGGTTATGTACAGTCGCTTGATATCTATATAGTCCCGTATTGGGGTCTACTGTATCGCCTTGACGTACTTGGAATACACCTAGATCAGAGTCATCTATGTTACTTACCTTATAGATAGAAGCTCTAAGTGTAGTACCTGATCTAACGTCTACTGGGTGATCAAAGAACCACTCAATAGTATCGCCTGCGTAAATGTGTGCCGACGCTGAGGATCTAGCCGCGTTACGTGGTAGGACCTGCATGTATACTTGCTTACCATTAATTACGATCCTGTACTCTAGGCGTACATCTGGACCAACTTCTTCAGCCGCGATAGTAGTAATACCCAGTCCAGTAATGTTAATACCGAAGTAGTTATCACCATCATATCCTACAGAAGTTAGAGGGTCAGGTGATCCACCTAAAGGTAGAGAGAACATGTCAGAATAAATACGACCACTTGGTGGTATAAAGCCAGAAGCTCCTTGGTTAGCTGTTACGCTCTGATCTTTAAGTCCACCCCACATAGGGTAGAAGTTAACGTCGCTACTTAGGTTAGTGAAGAATACATTCTCTGAACCTGAGGACATTTTGTGCTGTTCACCTAAGAACAGAGAGTTAAGTGTAGTCTCGATAGCCTTATCCGAGATAAGTCTTCGAGTGACGGGATCATACGTCCAGTGAGAAAGTATCTCAGTCTGGTCTGCATTTAATCCGGTTGAGCTTCCGCCGCCCTGCGATGGGAGCATACCTTCGTTATCTTTTATAAGAGACATTTGATTCCCCTTATACGTGTACAGCGGCTAGAACTTCTAGACCACTTGTGTTAGTTACCACGACTCTAAATTCTGGGGCCATTATAATTTCTTGTTGCGCGTCTGCGTCTGATACAGTTATAACGGTTAGCCAGTTGAAGTCGGAGCTGATTCGTGCCTGTAGCTCAACGGTGTCGCCGCTGTTACAGTTAGCTTGGAAAATTCCTGTACGGTTTCCACGGGTCTCGAACTTAGTTACGTCCGAGTCATAAGAGACTGTGAGGCTTGGGGCTGTGAATGGTTTTAGTGCGTATGACATTTAAGGCCTCTTGAATAAATAAATTAATAAAGACCGGACCCCATATGGGGCCCAGTCAGTTTGTTACTTAACTATGTGTTACTGTACTTCAAACTTACGCTTCGATAGCGATAACTTTGAGAGCTTCAGTGTTCAACAACATAGAACCTACACGCTTACGGGTGTAGAACGAGATAGCACCGTGTGCGCTGTACGGGTCACGTAACATGCTAACACCAACACGATCAACTACCTGATATCCAGCTTGGAAGTCACCAAATATAATTGGCATCTCACCAGCGGCAACGTCAGCCATGTCATCATTGATAACGATATCAAATCCGAAGATCTTAGATGCCGCTACTTCAGTAATGTTACGCTGTAAGAAGTACTCTCCGTCAGTAGTCTTAAGATCTACCAACATGTTATGCGTAGCTCTGTTCATCATGAACTTAGCACCGGCAAGGTAGCCAGTCTTAGTGTTCAATACTACAGAACGTAGCAAGTTGATAACCGCGTCAGAAGTTGCGCCTAGGTCAGCCGCTTCGCCTGATTTGATTACTTGGTACTTACCGAAGTCACGAGTTGCATCGCCAGCAGTGTAAGCCGCAGTAGTGTCAAGACCGTTCATGATTCCAACAGGCTTGTTTACGCCGTTTCCAGATAAGAAAGCGACGTTCTCTTGCTCAGAGAATTCACGAGCTACTTCACCAGCTAACCATGCTTCAACATTGAAGAAGCTATCTTCTAAGACGTGCTGGTATGCTTTAGGAGAAGCATAAACTTCACCGAATACAGCACTGATCTTAGCGAGTTCTGGAGATCCAGTGTTAGGACGTGCATCAGTCTCACCAACCCAGCCAGAAGCCGCGCCACCAAGAGATACTAGCTGGCTGTAATCAGTAGTAGAGGTAGAGATTCCACCAACTAGGCTACGGATAGGGCTTTTCTCGTGTTGTAGTTCAATGATGTTTCGGCTTACTTCGATAGGAAGTGAGTATCCGCCTTGTGCGTCTACAGAGATTTGAACGTCAGCCGCTTTAGCGCGTAGGCCTTCGATTCCTTTTCGAGCGAAAGTGCTCAACATTTCAGTGTTTTCCATTTTAGATTCCTTAGATATAGATTTAGTAGAGAGAGTAGGACGTGCAGACTTAGCTTCAAGTTCTTCCATTTTCTCTGTGAGTGATTTAATTTGTGCTTCAGATTCAGACTTAACAGCTTCAAGGTCAGCAGTGCTAGCTTTAGATTCTATTTGAGCATCAGTCTCGATAGACTTTGCTTCTAGGGCGTCAGCAACGTGCTTGAGTGTTACATCATCTTCAACAACTTCTTCGACTTCTTCAGCGGCTTCTTCAGCTACTTCTTCAGACTTAACTTCAACTTCAGCTTCGACTTCTGGAGTCTCAACTACAGCTTCAACTACTTCTTCAGACTTAACTTCTTCAACTACTACTTCGTCGATTTTAGTTTCTTCAGACATATTATTTTCCTAATATTTTTAGCATCCGGCGCATTTCAGATTGCTCAGCCGCCTTAGCTAGTTTTTTAGAGTCATGGGCTGAAGCATCACGCTCAGATTCCAATCCGCTTATACCCTTCGCAAGAAGGACTTTGGCCTCACGCCGAGATAAACCTGCATCACGCAGACTCTTCTCTAGTGATCGAACGTCAGGACTGCTCTTAACAGCAGTAATGACAGACTCTTGGTTCGCTGGTATTGCTACTAGCGAGATTTCATGCAGATCAATTTCATGTAAAAGATTCGCACCTGATTTTCGGTCGTACTCCTCCCGAACCACGCGGTACCCGATAGACATAGAATCCAGTGCGCCATCTTTCAATAGAGCATAGGCTTCGTCCGCATCTCGAACACCCTGTGTTAGTCGGCCCTCTACATAGAGGCCCTTGTCGTCTTCAACCATTTTCTCCCAGACACCGATAGGTCTAGTCATATCATGGTGAGCTAACATTTTTACGTTTGTACCTTTAGCTATATGATTAGCTAAAGACTTAAGGAACGCTCCGCGCTGGGTGATATCTCCAGCACGGTCCTTGTGGTCAAATGTATTAGCATAGCCAGCGAACTTCCGCTCGTCCTCTGCATCTACATGGAATGACTTAGTGTCGAATGACACGTCGAGTCGTTTGATCTCATCAGCATTGCACGGGCCACATTCCTTAGGTCCGGTACAACACATTCCGTCAGATTCACTCATCATCAGATTCCTTAGGTTGATCTTCGTCACCGAATGTTAGGTTATTAGATTGAGAGACATACTCGTCGCCGCCTTCTCGTGGGTTATACCCTAGCTCCATCCGAGCTTCGTTAGGGTTCATAACACCAGCAGTAATTAGCGTGTTGTATGTTTCTACTCTAGTAGCCATATCGGTTCTGAGTAAGTTAGAAGTGTCGAACTTAAAGCACTGAGTAGTAACATTAAGTAACGCCTTATTGAGACGTGCTTCGATAGTCATTAAGTACGGTAAGATAGTAGCCTTATAAAACGCTAGATCTTGGTGCTCAATATTAGAGAAGGTAGCTCTATCCAGATCTCCGATCATGTGTGGAGGTACTCTGAACATAGCGCATATCTCTGAGCGAGTGTACTTACGCATATCGAGAAGCTGAACGTCGTTAGGGGATAGTGATACTGGTGAGAACTTAAGACCTTGTTCTAATATAGCTACCTTATGAGAGTTAGCTACACCACCGTGAGACTGGTTCCATGAAGCCTTGATGTTCTCGTAAGAATCATCATCTAGGATACCATCTGTGTGCAATACGCCCCTAGGGGTTGCATCATTAGTAAATACATTAGCCGCATAGTCTCTTGCATCAATACCAGCGCCAATAGTGTTGGCGTTGTACTGAATAGGAGATACACCAGTTACTCCGTCCATAGACATTCCACGGATATGGAGGATCTGGTCTGGCCTCATTACGTCCTGATCACCGTTGTCGAAAGTTACTACGTAGACTACGTTGTATTGTGAGTCTTGCTGTACGGATACATTCTCAGTCTTTAGAGGTAATATCTCTACGACCTTACCTGAGCTAGTTCTATTAATGTAGCCATAGAAGTTACCTGATAGGCAAAGATTAACCATAACGTAAGAGAAGAACTCTGGACCGGTCTGGTATTCGTTAGGACTGTTAAGCATAAGGTTATGTAGAGGTGCGCTGTAGTGCATCTCCTTACCTGCTGGAGTCTCTCTGTACAGGTGACATGGTAATGTAGCCATAGTGTCTGAGAGGACCTTAACGCACGAATACACAGTATTCATTCGCATAGCCTGCTCGTTATTAACGGCCTTAGTACTTGCTGTGTAGCTACCGAAGAAGTCCATAAGAGCAGAACTATTAAACGGTAAGCTAATCGGTGCGGCTTTCTCTTTACTGCCACCGAAGTTAAATAAAGCCATTATGGCCTCCTAATTAGTTATAGAGTGCGGATTCCTCGATTCCGGTAAACGTCCATTTCTAGACCGCCATTTACTTTCAGTCGGCCTAGGGCCATGACTAAAGCGATAACGCCATCAATCTTGTTCTTCTCGCCTTCCTTTTTTATTTTGATATTATCGTTAGGGTCAATGTACAGAACACAGTTACTCATCATCCAAGACAAAACGGGATCACCGCCGTGTATAAGATTCTTAGCTTTAACTGCTTTCTCTAGTTCTTTGGAGGGGTCACTCATAGACATAATACCCTGAGCAAACTTAACCATCGGAGCGCCCTTTTCAATTAAGGAGGCTGATAGCTGAGTTGCACCATAGGCATCGTAGGCTATTTCTCGAACATTATAAGTTCCCATAGCTTTTAGCACGTCTTGCTCAATATAACTGAGGTCCGTGATATTGCCTTCGGTAGTTGTAATGTATCCAGCGTTAGTCCACTCGCGGTACTTTGCACCAATGAAGCCAGTAGCGTTAGCTACAGTGTCTTCAGGTAGATAATGTTGAACGTAGGGGTATAGTTTCCCATCCTCTACAAAGATAATAGCCATAGACGCGAAGTCAGATACAGAAGCTAAATCTAAACCTATATAGCACGGCTTACCGGCCCATTTTGATATAGGTGGTAACTCGCCAGCGGTAGCGTCCCAGTCCTGAGAAGTAATCCAAGCGGCAGAACTAGACATCCATTGATTGAGTCGTTTAGTTCTGAAGTTGGTCTCAGCAGTTGGAGACTCCATAGCCTGACGGGCCATACGTTCCAGATCGTCAGGGAACACGGATATACCATAGCTAGGGTTAGCTTTCTTCCAGACAGCCGGATCTCTCCAGTCGTCTTCTGCATCTATAGTCCATATGGCCGCGAAGAATGTATCATCTTCCACGTCCATATAGGGGTCTAAGACTTTCATACAGTACTCACGTAACTCATAGCAGATACCCTCTCTATTAGTACCAGCGGTAGTAATAGCGAAGATAATAGGCTGAGCCCGTGCACCAGATGCGACGTTAAGTACGTCCCATATCTCTGAGGTCTTATGTACGTGTAGCTCATCGACCACAGAGAACGACGGGTTACGTCCTTCCAGTGAACCAGCATCAGATGATAGAGGCTCGAACTTAGAGCCGGTAGCATCATGTAAGATAGCTGATCTGTGTACTTTTAAATGTTGTAAAAGTTGGGGTGATTTCTTTACCATATTCTGGGCATCCCCATGTACGATCCTAGCCTGATCACGGGTCGTCGCGGCGGCGTAAACCTCGGCGGCTGACTCTCGGTCTGCTATTAATCCGTACAGGGTTAATCCTGAGCAGAATGTAGACTTACCAGACTTACGTGGTACTTCTACGTAAGCAGTACGGTAGCGTCTGTATCCATCAGAACTACGCATCCAGCCATAAAGCTGAGAGACAATAAATATCTGCCAGTCTGCTAGTTCTAGGGGTTGGTTAGCTAGTGGTCCTTTCAGGTGCCTTAAGAATCCGAAGAACTTAATACAGCGGTTAGCGGCATCTGAATCATAATAGAATTTGG